GACCATCTGCGTGATCTGATAGCCAAGAGATAGCGTCAACGATGCAGCGCTCGCCGTCATGGCGTTGACTGACGGCGGCGACACGAACACTCCGTATTCTGTTCCGCGCCGTCCTATGACGATTCTCGGAATTGACATTCATGCTCCGGACGACAGCGCGTAGACGACGTAGAACGCGCGCTCTCTCGTGCTTGCGACCTGATGTATTCGGATGCTGTTGCGCGTTATGCTTGCCGCCGCTGCGTTGACCGTGTAGAGCCAGAATCCTGTACCTGTATCATACCGATATGTCCTCACGACGTCGTTGTAGTATCTGCCTCTGTCGTACAGTCTCGCCTCGACATATGGCACATAGGATAGCGCCGGAAAATAGACATCGCGCTTGACGAACGGCGGCTCGGACACGGAATAGTCGGATACCGTGCCCATCTGATGGACCTTCAGCAGATCCGTCCAATCTGAATTGAACGAGAACCTGTTCGAATCATTTGCATCGGCCGTCAGTGCGTTGACGCCGGGAAGCGAGCAGTACAGCCCAAGCCCGGTGCCGCGCCGGCCGATGACGACGCGAGGAACGGTCATGATCCGTACACCACCAGACGGCCGTTCATGACGTCGAATTGGACGAGCCCGTCTGGACTCTTGATCATACCGGCTATTATCGTGCCGACATTGGACGATATCGACGATAGCGTCGCCACTCTGAGATGCGATGCGGTGATTGATCCTGCTGCGATCAGATCGCCATTGAGAAACACCTTATTTGTTGTGGTATCAACAACAAATAATGGTCTGAACGTATCAGCGCTTCCTTTCCCAACATAGAATCGATCGCCATCAACCCATATCTGCCCTAGCGCGCCCCCGACGCCATCTGACTTGGCGATCAATCGCAGCCCGGCCTTTGCTCTCTGCGCTGTCGCTTCAAGCTCGTAGGCGGCGAGCGCTCCTGATGGTGTTGCGCCGACGATGAATCGCGTCTGAAGATTGGACTGCACGCCGGAGATCGATGCCGCCAATGTATTCAACTGTTGGACGATTGCGGAATTGGCGCCAGTTGCCGCCGTTATCGCCGCAGTGTAGGCGGCGGTGAGATCATTGGACGCCTGCGTAATTCGCGTGATGACCTCCGTTGCATCCATCTTCCCCGAGGCAAGCTGCGCGGTCAGGGAAGCAAGCTGCTGTGTTGCATTGTTCAGCGCTGCGAGCTGCTGCGATATGTACGTTGTGATGTATTGTCTCAGCGCTGCGTTGAAATCAACGACGGTCAGATAGATCGGCAGCGTCGTGACGCTCAGCCAGTCTGACCAGAGCGTGACGCGAGGACGTTCAGGAACATATCGCCCGCGCGCCTGATATTGTGTTTCAGGCAGGATTCCGTGCGACACCACAACCGACCCGGCGGCGTAATCGTCCGTTCTTCCGTTGACCACAACATCGCCTGAAGCGGCGAGCCTGATCTGATACTCAACGCCCTTGATATCGTCCTTGTTTCCGTCCCACGACAAGAGAATTGCAGGCCGCCGCCCAAGTCCGTCCGCATCATAGAGCGCTGTCGGACTGACCGACCAATCCACGATCGCCTGCGGAGGAGGGCGAACCAGAACGACGGGGCCAAACACCGGAGCCGTGTAGTGCGAACCCTGGTCCCAATCGTAGTCAGTTGGATCAATCTCCGTGATGTCGATCACGACATCAAGATTGGCGCGATCGATGACACCGTCGACGCGGAATTGTTTGCTCGCATAGCCGTTTCGCGCCGACGTAAACGAAACGATATCGCCAGGCTCGATGACCCACGCCGACGGCGGCAGCGCAAGCGTATGCCGGCGGAATCGCCGCGCCTCCTGCAGCGCCGAGCGCATGAGATGCTGCACTTGCCGTTTGTACGGCACGTAATCGAGCGATACTTCTGCCATCAACCTGCGCCCGCCGTCCGAGGCCTCAAGATCGCTTCGTACAAGCGGCGGCGCGGACTTGTATTCCCATGCCTCGGCCGGCTCAGGATAGCGTGCCTGAATTCCATTGACGGTATCGTGCAGCCCGAAAAACGGCGTGAATGTTTGCTCGTCGGTCACGAGAATATCGTCGTCATCGAACGCAAACACCGAACTTCCAGGAGCGCCGCAATAGAGCTTGTATGTTCCACCTATTTCGGCGAGCCTGCCGTGCATCGCGCTCAGCAATTGTTCGACCGTCGATCCGATCTCATTCGACACAACGATCATTCCTCCGGCGCGATAGCGAGGCTCGTTTCCATCCGGCCCTTGAACAGTTTCGCGGCATTTTCCGATCTGCTCTATCCAGTTGTCGAACGGAAGTCTCGCCTCAGCGAGGCCCTGCAATCCGTATTGCCACGCGCCGCCATATGTGATGCCGCGAAGCACATTATAGAGTTGAACAGCCGGCAGATCGTCGCCGTCGCCTCCCCATGTATCGGGGTCTGACCATCGATGCGACCCGGAACCGCCGGCGGTCGAATCCTTCGATACGTCGTATAGCGGAATTCCATCAACGACGAATTTGAACGACGGGAATCCGGTGAACAATTTGTCGTTCACACGCGCCGTGCAGATCGCATAGGCGACGCCGACGCCAACGCGCGTCGATGACCACGGCCTTTCTGTCGATGAAACGCGCGATGTGAGGAACGAATCCGCCGTTGTTTGCGTCCCGTCATGAAACTTGATCCAGAGATAGTCGACGCCGCCTGATCGATACTCACTGACGGGATAGCCGTATTCCGCGTGCGGCGAGCCGGTCAACAGCGTGCATTGTTCGCCGTTCACCCACACCTCGACCAGCGAGATTTTCGGCAGGTCGCTCAGCGCAATGACCTGCGTGAGATAGGCATTAGGCGTCCCTCCGGATTCGCCCCATGTGTTCGCGTACACCAATGAGCCGGAAGTCATGCATCGGCCTATGGGGAATTGTCTCGGTACGACGCCGCCTGATTGCAGCGTTCCCTGCACACTGAATCCAGGCTGCTCGATCTGCCGCTTCGTCGGCTCGCCGGCGAGCGCACGCGCCAGCATGCTCAGGCCGAATGTGGCGGCTACCTTCAGCGCGAATGCCGTAGCGCCGGCCAGAAACGTCCCAGCCCCGAATATGGCCGAGGCGATTGCCGTGAAGATCGCCATGCGTCAGATTCGCTTCGCCAGCATCGTTTCCACGACGGAATATCCAGCGCGCGACAATATCTCGGACGCGCGCGCATCGAGTGCCGCCATCGCGACATGGGAGCATGATTGCTCCATTGCCCATCGCTCGTATTCGAGCAGCATCATTCTGCCGGCTCCGATATTCCTCGCGGAGGGATCGATCCACCACATTGTTTCGCGCGCGATGCGACCCGCGCCAAACGGATGCTCCACGTACTGCGCGAGCAGCAATCCGCATGCATCGGATGCTGTCAATGCCATCAATGCCAGCGCGTCGTCGCGCTCGACGTGATGCAGATAGAGGCATTCGGCGCGCGCGGCATCGAAATCGATTGCGATCGGTCCCACCGCGCCGCCGATCGATGCCAGAAAGTCGCGCATCATGCGAATTGCGACAATCCGGTCGGCGCGATTTCCGCGACGCACTTCAATCTTCATCGAGCTTTCGCTTCTTTTTCGATCGCAGCCTGCCGGACGATCGCCCCCAGAACATCTCCCACGAGGCCACGACGGAAACATCCCGGTAGAAGTCATCCGTCGCGCTTCGCCGCGTTTGCGATTCGTGCGACCGCGTATCAGGATTCGATCGCGTCATCTCCTGCGTGTGAGACGTGCACGTGAGCACGACTTCACCGACCTCGCCAGCACGAGGCGTTTTGATTTCGCACTGATCGACGAAGCCGACAAATCGACACGGCGCCGGAGCAACGAGCGCGCGCGTGCTGGGATTGAACAGCCCGCGATAGATTTCGACGCGGCCCTGCCGCACATCGTATTGACGTATCAATGTCTCGACCCGCGCGTTGATCTGCGACATGCGGATTGCGATCTGCTGCACCGTCACATTCGCCACGAGCGGAATATCGTCGATCTGGATCAGCGTCCCCGATCCGTACCATGTCCGCGAGACGGAAAGCCCCGTATCTGGATTTATCACATCTGCCGTTATTGTCCCTGCATCAGACCATAGTCCATCAGCCACGGATTCGCCGCTCGTCCTGTCGCGAGCAACAATCCATAGGAAATCGCGCGCGACTATCGCGCGATCTGCAAGCGCCGAGAGATTGGCGGATGACAACTGCCTCATTACAGCACTTGCGTGGCTTTGATGTTCATCGACCAGACGCGCGGGCCGATCGTCTGCATTGTTATTCCGTCCGGCGATAGCGCGAATATTGCTGACGCGCGCTTGAGCGTTACCGGCGTTCCAGTGCCGGTCGAGTACCCAGGCCGAACATGCGGCCGCACCTCGAAGAGCGGCGTCAATCCTCCGCCGGAGGCAACCGCCGGCTCCATGACCTGATGCAGCGCGCGCGACGATCCGTAGTCGAATGCGAGATAGTCGCCAGGCGACAGAATCAATCCGGACGGAAGCCCACCGATACTGATCTGCCTATTGCCGCTGTCCACCGTGTGCAGATAGCCGCTGTCAGAGAATGCACCATCGGAGTGAGCGAGCGGATACGGTCGCCGCAGATCGTGCGCCGAGAACGTCTGCACGCTGCCGTCGAGCGAATGCAGCATCGCCTCCATCGTGACCTGATCGTCCGATGTGCGCGGTATCGTCGTCAGTTCTATCTGCCAGATTGCCGGCCCCATGTCCTTTGCCGCGATGATTCCGCTGGCCGTGCGTGCGATCTCCTGCACGGAGACCAATCTGAAAGATAATTGAACAACTCCGCCGGCTGATACGATATCGGTGCGAGGGAATGTGATGCTCACGACAGCCTCCGCCGCACCCTCGAATTCACCGCATGCTGCACTCGTGCGTCGAATTCCTGGCTGGCGACGAACGCGCGAATTGCACGCGTTATGTTTTTCGGATCGTCAGATGCGCCGCCGGCATTTACATTAACGGAGAGCATGATCGAGGACGATCGAGCACCTATTCCAGACGCCTCAACACCGAGCCGTCCCGATATCGTGCGACGCAGCGGCAATATCGCCTCTGGACCGGCCTCGCCCATCACCCCGGCGCCTCGCGCCATCGGGAACAATATCGGGCGATCTACAATGCCGCCGCGAGCGAAGGGAATGATATGCCCGGATTCGAATATATTTCCCTTCGCGCTCGGCAAAAGAGAGAATCCGGAAAATATGCTGTTCAGGCCGCCGGCAATGGATCGTGCCAGCGGCTCAAGAACCGTCATCCTGAAGATCAGTTCGGCCAGCGCGGCGACGCTTTGCGCGGCGAACTGCTGCATCGCCTCCGTCATTGTTCTTGTTCCTGATACAACCTCACGGAACATCGAGCTGAGATTGTTCAGGCTGCCGACGACGAACTGGTCGATCTGATAGCGCGCATCGCCGGCCTGCTGAATGAATTGCGTCAATTGCGGGAATTGGATTTGCGCGGCCTTTGCGTTGAATTCTTCCAGCGAGATTTTGCCCGCAGACAACAGAACACGAACGCGTTCTATCTCGCGGTTCGCTCTCTCAAATGGGGATGCGATGTCCATACGCAATTGCGCCGCCTGCACGTCGAGCATTGCATCGTTCAATTGCCTGAATTGACCGGCCAGCGATGTCGCACCGGCACCGAGCATTGACGCTATATCAACGCCGGACAGTTTCAGCGATTTCAGCAGTTCAGGAAATCCTTCGGCAAATCCCTTGAATTCGTTTGCCAGTAGCGCGCGCTTGAATTTCAAGTCATTTATCGCAATGTCGATTTCGGGGAATATCTGCTGCGGCGCAGCCTTGTTCACCGTGATCTTCGGCGGCTCGGATAAATCGCGTTCGATTGATTTCCGCAGCTCGCTGATTGCAATTCTCTTTTCGTTGATGCGCTGCTGAATAGCCTCATATTGTGTCGTCAGATCCACCGTTGCGGAGATCGATCGCGCGTTGGCTATCCTGCGGGCGATCGCATCGCGCCTCCTGATCAGTTCATCGACTTCCTCACTCAGGCGCGCAATCTCTGATTTTGCCAGTTCCGCTCCGGCGATCATGCCGCCGACCATGCCGAGGATACCGCCAGTGACGGCGCCGCCGCGCCCCATTGCACCGCCGAGCGCAGCGCCAAGCTTCAGGCCGGCAAATGCACTCGCGGCGATAATGACCTTGTCCTTGTTCTCAACGAGAATACGAACGAGATCGGCCATGCCGGATGCGATATTTCGCACGCCGCTCTGGAATGCCTGGTCGGTGACAAGATCGCGGATCGATTGAATCGCCGGCAGAAATCCAACAGCAATATTGACGCCTGCCGTTCGAAGCGCAGCGCCGATTCTGTCGAATTCGTCATTCGCCTCCTCGGCCTTTTTGAGCGTTTCCTCGGATAGAATCAGTCCAAGCCGACGTGCCTCTGTTGCCAGTTTTTCAAGCTCACTACGGCCCTGAGACAGGAAGTTGACCGCGCGAATGCCGGTTCGGCCGAAAAGCTCGAATGCGATACTGTTTCGCTGCGTCGAGTCGGTCAATTGACTCAGGCGATCGCTGACAGTCTTTATCTGCTCGTCGAATCCGAGTTTCTTCAGCTCGGACATTCGCAGGCCGAGACGGCCAAGCGCGCGCTGAAACGATGACATTTCGTCGTCGCTCTCGCCCATTCCGCGGCTGAATCGATGCAGCGCATTCGTCAGCACGTCCTGTCCTACGCCCGCGAGGCTCGCGGCGTGGCGCAGTTCCTGCAGCTTCTCTCCCGTCAATCCAAGCGTGGCTGCCGTCTTTGCGATCTCGTCGCCTGCGGCAATCATCCGCTGCACGAACACGGACAATCCACCGGACACCACGGCCGCAATGATTGCGCGCATGCCGACGAACGATCGGTTGACCGCATCCACGCGCGATGCAATGCCATCCAGGTGGGTCTGCATCTGCAGCGATGATTGTTGCGTCGCGCGCCGAGCCTGCATCAATTCGCGCTCGAATTTGTCCATGCGCGCGACGATCTCGACGAATGCTTCGCCGAGCTTGGCGTCAACGGCCATTTATTTTTCCGATGCTGTTCACTGTTTCAGGCATCGATCGAGCCACTTCCGCCATGCGTCGATAGTCATGCTTCTGGCCGATATGTTTCTCGGCGCTGCCGTTGACCTCATTCCATCCTGCGAACGCAGCGCTGAAATCACGAAGCGTTGCCGACCAGAATTCATTGGGCGACCAGCCGAGGACACCCATGCCGATCTCCATCATGCGCGACCACGGCAGCGGATCATCAGGCGACGACGCTACGTCGTCGCCTTCGTAGGGCTTGCGCTTGCAACTCGATCAGGATCGGTGATTGCATTGGCGAGAAATTCCGCGATCAGCCGGAGCCATGTCGCGTAATCGTCGAACACGGCCTCCTGGACCCGCGACAATTTCGGCGCGCCTTGCGCCGGCCCGCCAAGAATCATGTGGGCAATGGCCGCCGTATCATCGACGCCGAGTCCTGCCGTCGTCGCGCGTTGGAGCAACGGCCATATCGCACCATATTGCCGCTCTATGGCGGCAATGACGGCAAAGGTAGGACGACGAGGATACGGTTCGCCGTCAATCGTGAATATCGTCTCAGCGCGTGGATTCATCAGGTAGCCGTGCCAAACACGATTGGGCCAGACGATTGCAGCGTCATGGAGAATGTCTCGGCGCCGTTATATGTGCCAGTCCGTTCGATGGACTGCACGACCATGTCGCATTCCCATACATCGCCATTGCCTGATCGGAACTGATACCGGCGTTTCGTGCGATCGATCGCCTGCGTCTGCACCTCGATATACACTGCACTATTGGTTACAACGCCCTCGACTCGCACGTCCATCGATTGGACGCCGCCGTCCGGCAGCAATTCGCGGAAGCCGCTGGAGTCGATGTTCGTGATGTCGACCGCCTCGTCATTCAGCGTCATGCCGGTCGTTCGCGCGCCGGCGAATTTCGTGAAGGTCTCCGGCGATCCACCGTCGCCGAGATACAGAGCGGCANNGGCATCGCGGCCGCGAAAAGCCGTAGTCATCTTGAGTCTCCTCAGGTTGTCAGGAATGACGCCGTCACGATCCGACCCACAATCAGATGGTCTGTCGGAGCAATGATCGGCCCGCTGCATCGACAGACAAGCACGCGCTTGTCGCCGACAATGAAGCTTGAGCCGTGCAGTGACGCTCGCACTGCTTCGGCCAGCAACTCGATCAATTGAGCGCTGCCGGTATCGTCGGCATAGCACCCAATATCGCGAGTGATTACGCGCATTTCGACGCCCTCGGCGTCATCGTCCACATCCGACAAATTGCCGGCCGTCACGATATATGGCCGCGCCGCATCCGGTGGCACGCGCCATGACGTGAATATTGCAGGCTCGCCCTGATATTCAGCGATCATCGATTGTATCGCCGAGTCAGCGGACAGCCGTGCGTGGATTGCGGCGGTCAGATTCATGCGCTATCCCAGGGCGAGAAGCCGCATCATTTCGTCGCGTTCCTCGATCAATGCCGGACGCATCGCCGGACGCGGCGCCTGATTGACGTTCCTGCCGTCGGCATCGCGTCCGGCGAATCCAAGCTCCAGGCGGCGCACATAGACGACATTCGATCCGACGCGACCGATGATTTCCCGGCTTCCGATCTCGATATCATGCGTCATCGATGCTCGCGACCTGCCGGTCAGCACGTGCCACGGCTCGCCCGGCTCGGAAGGCGGCTGTCCCTTGCTGATCTTCATGATGATTGTTTTTTCTAGATGCAGCGCGGCCCGCGTCATGCCGCGTTGTAGCGCGCGCCGCAGCGCGGCATTCACCCGCCGATCATTCCATTCGGCTATCGGCATTACGCTTCGCCCGTCTGCCGAAGCTCGACGAGCACCTTCCTGTATATCGGCACCGATGGCTCCGTGCCGGCGATGACAACGCGATATGAAACACCGCCGATAATGAGCGTGTCTCCGATCCTGATATCGGCGTCATCAGGCGTGTAGACGACGTGCGTCACGGACGCTTCGGCGCGTCGCGCCGCATCGAGATCCTTCGCGCCTGCGGACATCATCCTGCATGGCGTTGTCGCGACGATGGACGGCGCTTCGATCCATCCTCCCTGATTGTCCGACGCGCGCGACGGCCTTGATATCTCGCATGTCGTGTTGAGCAGATGACCGATCAATCACGCCTCCGGAATGCAAAGCTGCCGATATCCTCGCGACCGATCGATGTCTCGAATTTCGACGCCTCGACGAGATCGAATCCGATCATGCCCATGACGTGAATCAGCCCAGGCCGCGTGAAATACCAATAATGCTCATCGGTGCGGAAATGCTTCGACTTCATCGCGTGTTTCGGCCCGCGAAAGATCGGCGTCGAGATGAATAGCCACCTTCGCACATTTTTTAGTAATGGCCTGAAATCCGCAATATGTTCAATGACATCCCATAATGTCATTGCATCGAACGGCACAAGATACGGATCGACAAACAATTGTCTTTGTTCCAGCCATTGAATTCCGGCTGGATTCACGTCATACCCGTATGTCATTTTTCTTCGCGCAATGCGCGCCTCGATGAATGCTCCTGATCCAATGCCTACATCAATGAGTGCGCCGTCAAAATGCCGCTCGACGAAATCACATCGCGCGCGCATCAGCGCACGTCCGATGTCGGTGTCTGCCTGCTGAGCGAAGCGCTCGAAATATGCGTGATTGTACGGTTCAATGCCTGAGGTCACGGGATACCATCCGACGCCGATCTCCGGCCACCAGGTCAATCGGCGCTCCGCCATCACGTGATGCAGAGCCCGATCTGACTGATCACCGACGATATCTGCTGATCCGGATTCGAGATGTGCTTGTTGCACGCGTGCCTCATGTCTGTACACATGCAGTATTTGTCGGGAACGACGAAGCCGATCAGCGAAGCGTCCATACGTTGATCGATGATTCGATCAGGTGCATTATGTCCGCCCTGACCGCCGAGGATGATTATTGCGCGTCGTCGCAGCGCGATCGCGGCGGGAACGATCCAGCCGACACCGCCAACGATGACATCGGCATGCCTGGCGAGCGCAAGCAATGTATCGATCGACAATTCGCCGTGCAGAAACGCCGCATGGTGCGGCGGCACAGGCGGAACAAGCCATTCCTCGCGATCGACGATATCGGCCACCAGCACGACATGATGCGACGCCATCAGGTGCTCGACGACGCGTGACACGTATTCCGCGCGAGGATTGCGCGCTTCGTTCTGCCATTCTCGCCGCACCGTGACAGGACGCACCATCGCAATCGGCTTGTCGTGCGTTATCGGCGCCTCGCCGAATTCCGGAAGGTCGAAGACAAACGGAAATGCGCGAACGCGACACGTGCGCTCTATAGCCGACAGTATCGATCCGCGCTCAAGATCGGCTCCAGTATATGCCACGCGGAGCTTGCGCGCCCATCGCGGCGGGACCGACCAGATCGACGGCGGCTGCCGCAGGATGTTCTTCGCCTGCGTGCGAAGCGCGCGATCGCCGCGAACGAACCTGATCTGCAGATCGCAATAGATCTCAGGCCACGGCGTATCGAGGTATACGTCATTGTGCCGCGCTATCGCGCGAATGACTGCGCGCTGATAGATATTGTCGCCCAGGCCCCACATTCCATGAATGAGGACAGGCCTGTTGTCAGATGCAGTCATTCAGCGACGAAAATCGAAAACAGTCAATTCGGCTTTCTGGATTTGTATTGACAACATCGATATTGTGCTTCTTCAACTCCGTCGCTGCCGCTGCAAAATCCTTTCTCCATTGCGAATAGACATCTGTCCTTGTCGGCCGAGTGTGCAATTCGTGCCAATTCTGCTTGTGTTGCGATTCGTCGAGGTCGAATCCGAGAAGCACGATTCTCCGCGCACCGAACAGGAATGCCAGATTGATCGCGTTGTGCCCTCCGTTGCGACCGCAGATCGTCGTCGGATCGACGCTGATTCCGCTGCTTGGCCTGCACATGATTACGTCAATCTCTGGCAGCCAGCGCGGCGTCGCGCGAACATCGCGCAATTTCGGCTGCTGCCTCGTTATTCTTCTCCACCCGACATGCTCGTGCAGCGAGCGCCAGTTGTCGCATAGCCAATGATTGTCCGCCCAGTACAGCACGTCAGCCCATGGCGCGAGCATATAGGCATTGTTGATAGCGATGACCGGATATCGTCCTTCGAGTTTCGGTATGATTTCGTCCTGACCGAGCGCGCGGATTGACGGCCCACCGCCTATGATGATGACTGTATCGCCGTCCCATTCCCGCGGAACAGCGAACATCACAGTCCTGGACGCCGATATTCACGCAACAGCAGCGCGGCGTCGCGCGTGATGAATGCGAACACGTCGCCGCTCTGCGTCACGTAGCTCGCCGCCCAATCGCCGATCCGCTCGGACGACTTGGCACCTCCGTCTGCGCCGCGCGAATAGATTCCTCCGGCGATCATCAGGATGGCATTGCGAATGGCGGTCGGCACAGGCGATCCTCCGGTATCGTTGCTCCAGCCTGAGCGATACGTGATCGTGTATTTCTGCCCAGCCCTGAATCCGTCGGCGGTGCCGATCATCCAGTAGTCCGATTGGATGTCATCCAGTTCATCGCCATCCTGAACAACGCTGAGAAGCGTCGTCAATGGGCCGAATCTCAATGGAAGCGTCGTCTTGTCACGCGTCGGAGTGATATCTTCCGATCGGCTCGTTTCTTCCAGCGATTCCGCGCCGATGTATGACGCGGCCAGCGCCTCGGCGGCAGCCAGCGATTCGGCAATGCGCGGCGAATCGTTCGGGATTGAAAGCCAATCAGCCAAATCCTGCACGCTGAGAAGCATCACGCCTCCCCATTGGCTTCCGCGTTGTGCTCAGCGGCTGCGCGCTCAGCATCAGCGCGATCCATGGCGTCCGATACGGCGTCGTGCGCGATCGTGTCCCATACGACCCATCGCCCATGCCCGCGATGGCGGGCAACAAATCGCATCTCGACATTATCTGCACTCATGGCCGTCGTGGCATGAGGAATGCCGCTTGCGCGGATCGCGGCAGGCGGCGGCGGATCGATCCGCTGGAATCGCGTCGCGTAGCGGCGGAATATCTGATCCGGCACGTCGCCCTCGGCACCGACCGTCATGGTCACCATGCGCCCATCTGCGACGAACGTGATCGATCCGCCCTTGACGTGTCTGACGTAGACCATTGATTGTCCTCTCGTCGTGAGTGAGGCCCGCACGCATCCTCGCCTAGGCGGGCGGGCCTCGTGCAGGCTAGCCCCGGAGGATCAGGCCGCCTGCAGATGGGCCGGCAGATGCGACACCAGCACGATCGCATCGCCGGTTGCATACTCGTAGTCGGTCCTCGCAGTCATCGTGTATTCGACGACGCGCTTGCGTGGACTCCACTCGCTGTCCACCGTCATTTGTCTCTGCACACCAAAGAACAGATTGCCAGTGGCAGTCAAGAGCAATTTGTCGTTGTTCGCCTGGTACAGATGCGGCTCTGGAAGAACAGGTCGACCGAAGTAGCGCAGCGACGGCATGCCGTTGACGAGCACGCCGTCACCGAGCGCCGTCTGTCGCGCCGACACTTCATCGGCGTACTGTTCAGCGAACTTCACCGGCACGAAGAATGCAAGATCGCTGCGCCCCTTGTACTTGAACGGAATGGTCTGCAAGGCAATCCGCATTACCTCGCTCGCCTTTGTCGAGGACGTGATGCCGAACGCCGTGTCGCTGAGATCGACGGCGTTGACATCACTGTCACTGGCCGCAATGGCCAGCCATCCGTCATTGATGCTGACGAATGCATCGCCGGTGTTGGCTTCATCGCCGTTCCATGCGAGATCGTTGGCATCGTTGCCGAACTGCGATGCCAACATGCGGGCGATATGAGCTTCTGCGCCACGTCGCTCGATATTGTCCTCGAGGAACGTGAGCGTGATATCCTCAGCCCAGATCACCTCGACGGTTCGCAGCGTGCGACGCTTGGTGCCGATCGCGTTCGCCACGCTCGGTGCCGTGCCTTCGCTCCCCTTCCGCATCTTCCTGCGCGCGATCGTCAACTCGTCGGTGTATCCCTCTGGATTCATCATCCGACGAACGACGACGCGCGACAGCGCGGTTTGCTGATCTATCAGAAAGTCGATGAACCGATCAGCCGTTTCGGCCGACAATTTGCCGCCGGTGGTGAACAGCCCGGAATCGATCGCGCGGGATTGCACCGGCCCCTGCTCGGTGCCGCGCAATTCGCGGATCGCCTTCCTTGCTTGCTCAATATCGGGAATGAATGCGCCGCGAAAATCGGCGGAATCGTCACGGACATTGGATGGCAGTGTCGGGTGCGCGCGAATGAGGCGAATTGTCTCGGACAGTTCCCCGAGGCGCCGTTCG